TCTTACAGCAGTGGGCGCTCGTTCTTGGACGCCGCTACCTACTGCGGCTTCCCATATACCCCTAAAAGAAGTATTGTTGTCGTAACTCCAATACACCGTGTCATCATACAACAATGTTGCCGCATTAGTAAGTGTAGAAATTGTTCCTCTAGAAACTGCAATACCTGATGTTCCTAGCGTTACATACTGGTTAGTTTCTCCGCTATTAAGGAATAGAATGTTATCAAGAATATTAGTATTGGTGCTATTAATATATGTAGTTGCGCCTATAACATTAAGGTCGCCATAAATTGTAACGGACCCGGTATTTGCGTCATGCAGAGTTGATGTAGTTGTTACATCAATAACAACTCCGCCCGATCTTGCCACTATTTGATAATCGCCGGGTACGCGGACAACACTAGTAGTTCCCATATTCTTCCTTTTTAATATTTATCGATTATTGTAGTATTGCAGATCCAGTATTACTAAACCGGTATCCGTCCCACGCCCAAAATGTTTGTGTAGATCTAACACCATAAGCAGACCCCATAGAATACGATGCATTAGGATTATATCGAACATCTGGCGGTAGTTGATCGGGGGTATCAACAACTCCCAACAATTTTGTTATTGTAATAATTTGTATCCCAGGCCAAAATGTAGATGTACTAGTAGCAGTTGTATCGTTTCTTACAGTATTTGTTGCGGTAGAAACAACACGGGTACTTGTATTATCAAAAATAGTAAAAATTCCTGTTGATCCAAGATATTGTCCAATATCTCCCGGGTCAATTGGTTCTTTAGGACCAAAGCCAGTGTCGCCACCATCTCCCCATTGTGGATCGCCACCTGCACCACCACTACCTCCTTGCGGAACCTCTGCGTCTGGATCTAATCCTTCGCCTGGATCTTTGCCCTTTTTGCCTGACTGTGGAAGGGTATCAATCAACCGAATTGCAACGTATTCAACCATTGGAGTAGTTGAGTGTGGGATTGTGTTATTGCTTTTAAATCTTAATCCTATTCCAAAAGACGGATCAGATATACATGCTTTAAACCAACTTAAATTTGCAGTAGACGTATTAAGATCTTGGATTGTTATTCCCCAGTAAGGGTTTTCATCAGATACACTTGTAATTTGACCTATGCGTTTGATAGAATCCATACTGTCGCTTGCCCTGTTTAATCCTATCCAATTATTATTCCATCTTAATTGGATAGTATCTTCCATTACTCGGCCGCCAGTATTCATTACTAGCTTAACTTCTATACCGTATAATTTTTCTGGAATGTTAAAATTAAATCCGGTACAATACAAATAATTTGTTTTGTTTAGTCTTGGCCCAGTGGACGAATTTACTACATGTGCCACTGGCACCATAGTTTTAACATGTCCTTTATCGTAAGATTTAATAAGCCAAAAATCTCCCGTGTTATCCCATGGTATGTGTGCTGGATCTTCAGCTACCTGTGTAACTACTGTAGGAAGGCACCAACCTGTACCGTTAAGTTCATATCCAGATATGTCTATACGCATTATTTTTTACCAATTTAATAGTTTAACAACGGTAGTTGTTAACCTAGTGTCTGTTCCGTTAGCATCTATAAAGGTCCATTTAGCTCTATCGTTTGTTTTGTAGACAAACGGGCCTTGGCCAAAAAATTGTTTTCTATAAAGTGTAACATTGTGTGCTTGAATTTTTGTAACCCAGTACACATTTTTATTTGAATCTTCTGCAAAGATGGAACAGGTTCCTGTTGTTATTGTTCCTGTTGTAAGTACGCAAACGCCTTTGCTTGTTTTTGTTTTTAAATAAAATTTCTTATCACTTATCTGTTTAACTATGTCAGCGGGCAATGCTGTACTAGTTATAGGTTGCCCAACTATTAATGCCGTTGGCGGTATAGCGTATACACCTATTGCATTTGGAGTAATATTTCTTAATTTAGTTTCAAATACTGCACGTTGTTGCACTGGTTGATTTATATAATCCCAGGCTAAATTTACTGTAGGTGGTTGTATGTAGCCCGATCCTTTATCAAAAAAGTATATTGAATTTGGAATAACTGTACCGGTATCTACACTAATTGATGTTGCTCCGTAAGCTGATACGCCACCCGGTAATTCTGGAGGTGATGCAAACCAATAAACTGATAGTCTATTAGTTAATGTATTGCCTGTCTGTATTTGCCATGCTGGATACCAATCCATGTATCCTACACCGGGATTTATAAGTTTAATATCCCATACACCTTCTCCACCTATAAAATTATCAGTAGCGGTATTATGAATATTAATAGTGTCATTGCCGAAGAGGCGGCGATTTAAAGGTTTGGCCATATCAATATTTATTCAATAAAAAACGCCCCTACGGGCGTTTCTTATCTAGGTTAAATTAATTAAACACCTTGAACTACTGCATAAGTTAGAGTAGCATTTGCAGTATCAACCGCAGTGATAGTACCACTACTTACTGTTGCATAGCGATAACGATTATCGCCGTTCCAAACATATTTGTTGGTAATTCTACTAGCCCAAAAAACAACCCCAGTGTTACTAATAGCCTTAATTGCCATTTGACCGGTAGTAAGTGCTGTCGTTGCAGTTACGGCTGTAAGAGTAGCCCTTGTAACTGTAGCAGTACTAGGACTTTTTATTACAAATTGTTTTCGACCTTTTTGTGAATCGATATAACCGTCGGAATATGCAACACCGTCGGAATCTTTATACCATACTTTGATAGTTAACGTATTAACTACGGCCGGATTGCCTCCAACTCCTCCAAAGTAAACTGTTTCACTAGTTGATGTAGTAATTGGAACATCAATTTGTTCCGGGGTAATTGTCACACCAATTTGTGGTGAACTACCTTTTGCGATTTTCATACCTTTTGCCATTTTATTTCTCCTTGATTAGCGTTCTGGGCCTACGCGGTGGCGACCGCTATAAGTTCATTTGAACATTGTTATTTATTGATTAAACAAAAAGGACTCCGAAGAGTCCTTTTGTTTTGAGTAATTTTAAATTACTTGAAGCTTACTGTTGCGCTAGTGATAGCAACTTTACCTAGGTAGTCAGCGGCATTACCTAGAGAAGAAGCAGTATTGTTCAACTCTACATAACCGTAACGTGTTAGGAAGCCAACTACTGGCTCAAATGTTGCTGGGTCAAGAACAACACCAGAACTCATTAGAGGAATATAAGGGCAATAGAACGCGGCTGCATCAGCTTCGCTTGTACCTTTATAACCAACTAAAACTTGGTTGTTGTCATCGCTGTCTGTCTTATATGCGTCAACATAAATTCTCATTGCGCCATTTAATGTACCGACAAACTTGGTGTTTGTAGGAGCTTCAAATGTACCTTCTGTTGTTCTTGCGAACGCAGAAGTTGTAGCACTTTGTAGAATTGTAAGAGCTTGGTTAGAAACAACAGCCCAGTTAGCCGCACCACGACGTGTACGCTGAGCAATTAAGTTAGCAACACGGTTGATTTGGATAGCTAGAGCGGCATGCTCATCACCTACGAACGTAGCTGTACCAGAAACTAGTGACTGGTCATATGTTTGCTCAACTGAAGCTAGAGTACGTAGAGATTGTAGAATCTCTTGGTCAATTTCAGCAGTGATTTCTTGTGCTAGAGCAGCCATAATTTCTGCTTCGATGTCAATGCCTTGCATGGCTTGTGCATCTTGTGCAGCCTCAAAAGTCCAACGAGCGGATAGCTTGCGGCTTTTCGCTTCAACTGGGGCTTTCAAGATTTGAATGCTCATACGCTTGCCTGGTTGGCCTTCTAGAACAGCAGTAGTGTTAGCCTTTGGTGTTCCGTCAACGTTGTTACCAGAATAAGCGGCAGCAATCTTGAATGGGCTTAATGCCTCATCACCAGCAACTACGCTGTCACCAGATGATGTATCTGCGTAACGTACACGTAGAGTGTGGATTTGTCCAACAGGACCAGTCATTGGCTGAACGCCGATGATTTCGTTGGCAATAACTGTTGGCATAACACGACGAATAACTGGAAGAATAACACGGTTAAGTGTTGCAATGTTACCGGAACTTGTCGCACCAGTAGTTGCACTTTCTGCTAGATATCTGCGTGTGTTTTCTAAACAAACGCTCATGCTCGACTTGCGGACACCGGATAGGCCTTCAAGTAGAGCGTCTTTGGTCTCTGACCATCTTTCATTTAATAGTTGTGACATTTTCTGTCTCCTTGAATATTATTATTTTAGTCCCGCCAACTTGCGGATATCTAAAATGTTATCGAAGCCTACCTCGGACTTGCTCTCTTTATCGCCTGTGATTTCGGTGCTCTCTGTTAAAGCAACTTTGTAAGTTGACTTCTTCTTCTCGCCTTCAATTACTGCTGGTAGGTATTTGTCATATGCATCACGTAGTTTGGAAGTTTTTACACTTTCTAACAACGATTGCATAACTTCTTTTTTGTCGGCACTTAAAGGTGCTAGCATTTCTGCCATTACAGTTTTGCGCTCCATTAAATCTTTAGCAACGCGGATTTCACGGTCTTTAGATTCTACAATAGTGCTTTTTTCTGCTACGACTTGATTTGCTTCAGCTAATTCTTGATCTTTCTTTTGGATAATCTGTAACAATTTACTTGTCTCAGATTTTTCGTTAAGGTAAGATGCAGAATATTCTTGTGCAAATGCTTCAAACAGGCGGCGGCCAAAGCTGTTCTCGCGGGCACTATCAATATCTTCTTTGAGTTGTTTCATCTCAGAAGTTAATTTGGTAGTGACTGCTTCTTGAACTACTGCGGCGCTACGTTGAATGAATTGTTTCTTAATAGCTTCAAATTGTGTTCTAGCTTCGCGAACAAGTTTAACCTTGGTCTCTGCTAAATCACGCTTATCGGCTGCGAATTCACTTATCTCTCTTGCAAGTGCGTGAACCACGAACTGCTCGAGTTTTTGGAAGTTTTCCGAAACTTTCTGACGATCGTTTTGAAACTCTACCAATTCTTTCCCTAGCTGACCTAGCACAAATGATTCTAATACTTTCGCATCAGATTTCATTTTATGTTGATAAGCAACTTTAGCTTCCACTAAAGATTTCTTATCATCTACAAGTTCAGCCATTTCTGCGGCCAATCTCTCGCTCAACATCTTGTCGATTGCTTCAACCATGACACCTTTATCGTGTTCATATTTGTATGCAAACTCTTCACGAAGTTCAGCAGTGACTAGGTCGCGATTCTCTTGAATCTTTTTAGCAAAAGCAGACTCAATAACATTGACTGTGTCATTTGTCATTACGCCGGATTCTACTAATTGTTTGAATGCGTCCAACATCACGTTCTCCTTCCGGTTATTTCAAACCGTTGATTATGTTAAGCATCGCCTCTTGGAGATGCTTCTGTGCTTTTGGGTCTTGTTGTACTTCTTGCGCCACCCTAAACGCTCTACTACCACCTCTTGCATTTAAAAGATGTTCGTAAACCGGTGTAGGATAAGCTCCTGGCGCTGAAGGCTGGGCAACTACATCTACTGTAATAATTTCAAATTCAGCTACTTCGCCAGTTCTTTCATCAACGTTACCGCTGCCTCTAGAACTTACACCAAGTTTTACGCCGCTTTCAAGCATTGTACGAATTAGATTACCCATTGGAGTAGGCAAAATTTTCATTTTCCCATATCCGTTAGGACCTTCCATCCACATGTTCGTGATCATGTGGCTTACTCGGTCCAAATTAACTTTAAGATCATCAGGATGATCTATCTCACCTAGTACACTATAACCGTTTTGAATCTGGTCGTTGAGAGTCTTAACAGCATTCTCGATTTCTCGAACTGGATAAACCCGCTGGTTTTGATTACGAATGCCGCCTTGGATAGCAATGCCTTTAAGATAAAGACTTTTGCCTTCCTTGTCGTCAGACTCTAATACAACCCCTGCCTGATCAAAACTTAAATGTTCTCGTAGATAAGATAGTTTCATTAACAATCTCTAATTAAAACTTTCTGTCAACTGGTGAACGTGTATTTGTATTTCCACCTGTTTGGCCAGCTTTGTCGCCGGAACCAGAACCAACTGGAGCACCTTCGCCCGTCTTGTTACCGTGTGGAACTTTGTTTAGTGAAGATCCGTTACCAAAGCTAGATTTTGAACTGCTAGATAGGTTCTTTTCAACACCTTTTGTGAACTCACCTTTTGTACCGCCAACTAGGCCACGTGAACCTTTGTCTGCGTTAGGGCTTGTACCACTCATTTCGCCTACACCTGTACCGCCTTGTGCAATGTTTTTTGCACTAGCAGTTGTTGTAGGACGTCCTTTTGGATTTTGTAGTCCAGGGCTTTTTGTGTTTGTTTCAGTAGCTTGTCCAGCTTTGTCGCCGCGACCAGAACCAACTGGGCCAGGAGACTTCATACTGTTTTTATGCCAATCGTTACCAACAGTTTCTACATACTCACGCATTGGTTGCCCCATGCTTTCCTTGTCTTCACCGTCGTCATCTGCAGGAGCAGAATCGTCATCATCACCAAATGCTGGTTCTGCTGGTTCTTCTGAATCACCTTCGCCACCATGGCTCTGAACGATGTCTTGG